TTTAATGACTTCATATAGGTCTAGAATTAAATCAGCTTCTCCTTGAGTGATGTCCTCGTAAAAATCATTAATTTCCATAGGGTCTTATAGATTGGGCTTTCTCCGGATCAAGTTCTGCTATCTTGTCAATAAATTCATTCTCCTTTATATAGGCTAATTGAATTTCTTCAACAGTAGAATCTGTACCTAACTTCGTAAAAAGACTAGCCATCTCAAACAGATAGAGGTCAATACGATTTCTAGTTAATTTACAATTCCGGTAGTTCTTGGTATCCATAAAGCTTTATTTTAACACTGATTGAGTTCTTCTCAATAACCTCTCCATCTTCAGCAACACGAATGCTAAGGCTCTTGAAGTATTTCTTAGAATCATCTGTGACATATCCGTTGTCTTTAAGATAGTCCGAGATAAACTTAATGGTAATAATAACATTATCGCAATCATAGCGAGTATTATGAACCAAATCAATCTTATAGGTATCAGCAAAAAACTTATCGTACTGATCAAAAACGTTTTTAATTTCTGCATTGTATTCTTTTTTATATTTCTGTCTTACGGAGTAATGACGCCCAGCGTAGAATTGGTTTAAGCTAGGAGCCTTGGGTAATGTAAAGTCTATCTCTTTATATTCCTGTTTACTCATAATGTTTGGATTTGCTTATATGAAAATATCCCACCTCCTTAGTGACGAACTGCCGCTGGTTGAAGTGGGATGTCTTTGGCATACCTCTAGATTCCCATACTGGCTCCTCCATCGAAGCCAAGTTAAATCCGTAAATTCCCTGGGGTGTCTCACATATGTAGACGGGTATGGTAAGGTGTTTCTGCGCTCTAGCTAAGAGCTTTTCGTACTTGTATTTCTCTATGAGTAGCTCGTCGTAGTGCTTGTTTCTACACTTGAGTTCTATATCACACTCATACTTAAGGGAGTAGCAATCGTGGTGGGCGTACTGCCCATCAGACCACTTGAGATCTGGAATGTAGTTTGATTTTAGATAATCAAATAGTTGTTTCTCATTCTTCTTCCAGCTCATTCTTTTTATGTATGGCAATCTTTAGAAGGATAAGGTATCCTATTAAATCTTGCACGGTATCTTCGGTGGCGTCGGTAATGCCTCGGCTTTTGATCCGCATAAGCTTATCATCAATCCGAGCGCATAGGCTTTCAGTGGCGTCTCCTCTAGAGAAGATACCTACAGGGTTGAGAGCCGAGTCCCCGTAAGCATCATTCTTCTCTAGGAGTAGATTAGTTACCTCTTGAGAGGTTTTTATAATCAATTCTTTTGTGTTCATATAGTAAATATAATGAAATTAATCAAGTAATCCGACCTCAAATTTATAAACTTTTCTACGGCCACCATTTTCTATAACCATTCTTCCATTGGAAGGGTTGAAAAATATATACCTCTCAGATATTCCGGTGTAGTCCGTTATGTCAACTTTGTAGTCTTTACCCTTGATTTTTATAACGTTGTAATCTATGACCTCAACATCATCTGTAAGGTTAAACTTTATGTAGGCACGAATCATTTCACACCAACTCTTTCTATAGGCTTCTGCCCAGCTTCTTTCTGCTTCCATTAAAATTCTAATTCTTCTTGTGATGGCGTTGGTATAACTGGTGATGGCTTCGTAGGATCATCATAAGCAAAGCGCTTACCGCCTAAATCATCTAGCTCATAGTATCTGTTCTTTACCTTATCATAGTATAGTGTAACGCTACCTAGCTTACCTACGATCTTCGGCTTTGCCTTGACTACGGTAATCTCTACTTGATTAGGCTCATAAGGAACTCCGTTAGAGTCCTCCAGTCCATAGGGACATCTCCATACATTTATGATCATCATACCCTTACGAGACCATTGCATACCTCCAGCGATGTCGTTCATTGTAGGCTTATCAACATAGGGTATACCATTCTTGTACTTAGCTTGCTGATGCTTTGTATGGACCGTAACTATTGTATGGTAGTTATTATCACTACTATGCTTACGAACCTTTGTAAGAACTTGGCCAATAGCTATATCATCTCTTACACCTTGGCTTACGTCTGTCTTAATCTCAGTGAAGGGATCAACAAGGCATCCATCTATCTTTATACCTCTGCTTTCTATCTCACTAACACAGGTATAGAAACCCTCTACGCTGAGGTCTTGCAAACCAGAGTCTATGATGTAGAAGTGTTTATTGATAAAGTGTATTGCTCTTTCAGCCTCCTCATTGGATGCAGTTACCTTGTCGTTAACTAGGTATGGCTTGCGTAGGTATACCCAAAGTAGTTCTGCGAATACCTCTGTAGGTGATCCGGTCTCTGGGCTATACACGGCCCAATTCCATCCGGAGTATTCCGATAGGTTCATCATTAGTTCAAACCCGAACTGCGATTTACCTTGGTGTGCCCCAGCATAGATGTATGTGGTGCTACCTTTCTTTACGGAGTACTTGTCAAACAGGGAATCAAATCCCGTCCAAGCTCCTTTGCTTACTCCGTTCTCACGAAGTTGTGTTAGCGAATCCTTTAACTCCTCGGCTCTATAGATAAAGTTTCTCATTGTTATTTGTTTAGTTAATTATAAATACACTTCATTAAAGTCTTCCATCCAGATCGGTGTTTTCGCTCCTACATACGCACCGAATATATTGTACTCGGCAAACTCAATGCAATCACTTTCACTCCACTCGTCGTGACTAATAAACAACTGTCGGATAACGTCGTACTTGGAATACACTACGCGCCACGAGGCTTCATCAAAACCTATGATACAATCATCATATCCATCAGCAAACAGAACATCCTCTGTAGAGGAGAATAACTCTTCTATCAGTATACGATTCCTACTCTTACTCTCCAAATTCTCTTGCATAATCTTCTTCTTTATGTGAAAAGCTTTTGCTTATCTCCTTTCTATATAATTCTTCCATTACATAGAAGTCGTAAACCTTTTTTCCTTTTAAGCCAAGAGAACCCATTAACCTCATTATCATATCGGGGTTTCCGTTCATATCTTGAATACTCTTAACTCTTGTAGGAAAATTCATTTCTCTATAATTGTTAATGTAGCCATTGCCTCTTTTAATTTTATAGGCAACCTTTACTTTAACAAGATAGATTATTTGCCCTTCTTCGCTGGGCTTTTGCTCTTGTTCCATTTATTGATCTGTTTAAGTTTCTTAGCTTTCTTAACCTTACGTTGTTGCTTTAAGCCCTCGAAGTATTCTTTCTCCCAGTTGTCTTCGTGAGGAATGAACTTCATCACATCTTTATTAATCTCAACCTTCTTTGATACTTACGGATCAACAATGCTGAGTTGGTTAATTGATTCTGTAGGTCATTACTCCAGCCAAATCTACTGGCGTGAAGAGATAAGTTTACATTGTCGATCATCAACATCTCCAGGTATTTTTCTACCTCGCGTATGTGGCGTCTCTTCCTGTTGTAAGATTTAATCGTACTCAATACCATACTCTGTTAAGTCTCTTTCGCAAAGCTGAACTATGCGGTTGTACAATTCTGATTTAACTTTTGTCTTTTTAGCGTTGGCTATTGCGTAACTGCGAATATCGCTAATCACTCTTTTGCTTCCGCTTGTTCTCTTTGACTTGTAGTTTGTTTTCATAAGCAAATTTATTTGCGGTGAGGAGTGCAACGACTCATCTCTCTTTTGTTTTAAAGGTTTGCGCCTGTATTTCTTTATGATACCTTATTTGCGCCCAATATTAGCGGTTTGCGCCTATTTTTGTCAAGCTATCACCTGACAATGTATTATTAAAGGTCAGTTTATACCCTTACTTGTATCATTAAAGGTCGTGTTCTATGTTCTGTCTCTCAACATACCTGCGCCACATATTAGCAGCCCAAGCCTTTCTCTGCATCTTGTTAGGGTACACCTTCTTTAGCCTCGCATTTGCTATGCGTAGGAACTGATTCATCTTATTCATAGTAATTGATTTTGGAAGGGAGGGGGGAATCGAACCCCCCTATTAACCTACTCCGCAGTAAAGCTATTTCCTTTTCCCCTTTAACGTTTTAAAACAAGTCGTCGTCTTGCGTATTAGTTGCTGATGCTGGAGCTGGTTTCTTTTGCTCTAACTCAGCGTACATACCACCGTCTCTTTTACCTAAGAGGTTGATGTTTACCCAACCGCGATCGTTGAGGTTCTTAGACAATAGGTCAATGTCTTTTTGGCTGAAGCCAACGTTGATGATTTGACCATACTTACCCTCTTTTACACGGGTACTTCCTACAAATACTTTGTCTTGTGACATAGCTACTAAAAATTAAGGATTAATAAATATTATTCTAGAATCAATTTTGAGAGGTGACTCACCCTCTGTTCTAAACGCGCAACTCTCGAGGTCATATTATCTACCACCTGTGATAGATCACTATTTTCCTCCGAGCTATGCTTGAGTATACCTATAAGCTTGTTATAGTTAAAGCTATACATACCATCGGCCATTCTGTTTTCGTGAGAATGGATGTACTCATAAGCCATACGCTGGCTTACACCGAGTAACTTACCGACTTCTGTACTTGCATATTCCTGTTCCGATAACACTCGCGCGATAAGCGCACGAGCGGTAACTACCTTTCTGTTCTTGCTATTCTCTAGTATCTTATCCACTGGGACATCCATAAGATTACAGGCGGTCTCAATAATAAATCTCTCTAGGGGGCTAAAGCTCTCCCACAATAGCATAGTACGGTCTAAACTCTCCATTTAAAAATAATTTTTCATATAGGTTAATTGAATTATGCAACTGCATTGCTCCGAAGTTAAGGAAATTCTCCGATGCTTTATAGATGCCTACTTCGTAAGGGAACTCCTTTTCAATAACGAGGAAGTAAAACTCATCGCAATCAAATATCTCGGAGTATAGGTACGCTTGTTGAGCGTACATCCACTTAGCGTTTCTGGACCATTCTTCCAGCGGTTTAGCCGTAGTCTTTAGATCAACAAGATATTTACGTCCACCCTCTTCAACGATGGAATCTGCCTTACCCTTAAGTTTAACAACCTCCCCAGATTCTAGGGACCACTCCATTACACCGGGTACCTCTGGTGTGAAGTCAAAACCCATAAGGTCTGTAACCTCACTCACCTTCTGTAGCTTCTCGTACATACCTTGTACACAGGCATAGTCTTTATTAGGTAGGACTAGCTTATCACTATGGAGGGCTTTAAACTCTTTATAGTCATTACCTCTTCGTGTTCCATCCCACTTTATTGAGATGTCCTTACCTTCAAGGAAGAGAGAGTGCAGTGCTGATCCCACATCGAAGTACGATGCACTTGGCCAAGACCACTTACCTTGTCTCCATAAGTGAAACTTAGTAGGAGACTTAGTCATCAACTTCAGCGAACTATTGGATAGGTAAGACCTATCCGCATAGTAAGCTTCGTCATCATTAAAGCGAGTAACGTCATCCATTACGCTAGGATTTCTTTCTTCTCGTCAACACTAACCTTGTATCCAGCTAGAGCTTTCTCTACGGCCTCCTTCTTACCTCCGGCAACGGCGACCTTCATCTTGGTAACGATCTCTGGAGTAAGTTCTTTAAGAGCTACTTTAGCTTGCTTCTTAACTGGTGTAGCAGTGTTACTTCCTTTTGAGTTCTGCTTTGCGATGGCGATTGAAACCTCGTTAGAACTTGCAATCGAAGTATCAATACCAATACCGAGACCAGCCAATGCACGGCCCCAGGCACTTGTTTCACAATTCTCCACATAACTTGTTTTGTTAATGTAGCTACTAGACTTATCTTCTTGAGCGAACCCAGTAGACTTTACCATTCCATTCTCATCTGTGATAATTGCTTTGATCACACAACTTCCTTCGTCAAGGTGGTGCATCTCCGAAGATAGCGACCATCCCTTGTAATCTCCACTCTCGCGGAAATACTTAATTCTTTCATTAACTTCAACATACTCTTTACCTTTGATGTTGGTAGTCTTAAACTTGTAACGACTCATATATAATTTATTAAAATTGATACTGATTGCTGGGGTTTGGTCGAGGGACGGAGCAAGCCCTCTTTACAAACCAAAACCTTAAGACACTCCGTTATGCTAAACATACTCTTTGAATTACACTGCTAATATACTAATAATTTACTAGAATGCAA